GATTGTTGATAGAGATGTAAAAGTAAAAGATAAATTAAAACTTGGTGAGCTTGATAGTAATATTGAAGATAATCCTAATGATAATGAAGATGTTTGGGAAATTCTTCAGTTTGGAAAAGTCCCGTATATTAAAGGAAATAAATATACCAGGGAGGTTTATCTATAATGGCTCACATGGTAAAAGTAACTGGTGTTAAAGCAATAAAGAAAGCTATGAAAAAAGCTAATACTTTACTTGGAGATGGCCAGCGCAAAGGACTTATAAAAGGTGGTTTGTATATCCAGAGAAAGAGTCAACAGGTTGTTCCCGTTGAATATGGTATATTAAAGAATTCAGCCGGGACGAAAGCTATTGGGCATGGATGGTATACGGATGTAATAGTCTATTATACGGCTTCCTACGCTGTATATGTGCACGAGAGAGTGGATCTGAGACATAAGCCAGGTAAATACGCTAAATTCTTAGAAAGGCCTGTAAGAGAGAATATGTCAAGGCTATTATTAATTATTTCTGGAGAGATGTCAAAACATATGAAGCGTGTTAGAAGTTTTAAGGGGAAGAGCTAAATGGATCATTCCCCAGCTTATATCATTTATAAATATTTAGTTGCTGAAGGATTAGTTACTGTTCCCACAGCTGGTGATGATTGGCCTATGTTTGTAGGAAATTTACCTGATGGGAATGATGTTAAAAATAATGCAACAGCTTGTTTAGATACTACTCCAGTAAAAGATGGCAGAGTAATGGAAGGCGAGACTATATTTCATGAAGGCTGTGAAATTTTACTTCGTTCTGTTGATTACAATCCAGGTTGGGCTAAAATGAAAGCCTTGAAAGATGCTTTAGATGCTGTGAATAGAAATACCATAACAATATTAACAAAAACTTATAGATTGGATAGTATTACTCTTGCTACGGGAATTACTTCGTTAGGCCAAGAGGAGAATAGTCCAAAGAGAAGAGAGATGTTTAGTTTGAATTTTCTTGTTACTTTAAAGGAGACATAACATGGCAAGAATTGATGATGGCCACGCAACCTTAATTGAGTTTGCGGAAGACAGTGATGTTCAGATGTGGGAAAAGGAAGTAACACCTCCGGGAATTTCCGGTGGTGGTGAAAATGATACTTCCACGATGCATAATACAGTTTGGAGAACGAAAAGTCCAAAGGGGCTCAAGTCTCTTTCTGAATCTTCATTTACTGCAGCATATGATCCCGCAGTATATGATGAGATTGTATCTATGTGTAATGTGAATCAGTTGATCACTATTACATTCCCGGATTCCAGTACAATAGCATTTTGGGGATGGATTGATGAGTTTACTCCAGGAGCAAATGTAGAAGGTGAGCAGCCTACTGCTGATGTTACTATTATATGCTCAAATCAGAATGGTTCTCAGGTTGAGACTGCTCCTGTTTATTCTGCTGCGCCTTAAGTTGTTTTATTTTATGTTGTTTTTGGCTGAACGTTTTTTATTTTTATTGGGAAGGAATTGATCTATGGCTGATGTATTGAAATTGTCATTGGAATTGAAAACTTTTGAATTGATTTTAGGTGATGAGAAATGTCTTTTGAAAGAATTGACTGGTAAAGACAGAAACAAATATCTTAATACCATGAAGTCAAGAGTAAAGGTTGGGGAAGAAGGAAAGAAGATTACGATAAATTCTTTTGATGGAATGCAATCGGATCTTTTAGGAAAGAGTTTGTTCCATGAATCAGGTGAAGCTTTTTCTGTTGAAGAAATTGAGAATATACCTTCATCTGCTCAGCAGACTTTATTTGAAGAAGCAGCAAAACTTTCGGGACTTGATGAGAAAAAAGATAAGGAAAAAGACGAAGACCCAAACGTTTAGAGGGTGAGGAGCTAGATTGGTTTAGATTAGCTTCACACCAAAATTGGTCTGTGGAAGAGGCTCAAGTAAAAGTCTCTTCCACAGGATTTTTAAAATGGATATGGTTTTTAGATTGGAAAGCAACAAGGGAGTTTAGACGGGAGGATTATTATATGGCTCATATCGCAGCAACGATAGAACGGGGTTATGTAAAACATCCAAAAAAAGTAAAACTTAAAAACCATTTATTGGATTTCAATCGTATTCAAGATAAATCCTCTAAGCCTCAACTTCAAAAGAAGAAAGGCCTTTCAAAAGAGCGTATGCAGAAGAGCAAAAGTTTTTGGAAAGGTTTAACAGGGTTGATCGGAAAGAAAAAGAAGACAAAGTTACCTAAGAAAGTAAAACAGAGTAAAGGATAATATATGGCTTTTTCTTTAAATCTTGGTAATTTAGAAGTTCATCTTTTAGGTGATAATAGTCACTTAGCCAAGACACTCCGTAGCACAGAAGCTATGTTAAAAAGGACAGAAGATAAAGCAAAGAAGTTTGGTAAAAGTATGACTAGAAATGTTACCCTTCCTCTTGCAGCTATGGGTTTAGCTGCTTCCAAAGCTATTGTTGATTTTGATAAAGCTATGACAGAGTCTTTAGCTATTATGAAAAACATAACACCACAAATACGTAAAGAAATGGAAGAGACTGCCATATCTATTTCTTCTCAAGGTGTAAAGTCAGCAGAAGAACTTGCCAGATCATATTTCTTTTTAGCTTCTGCTGGGTTTGATGCTAAACAATCTATAGCTGCTTTATCAACTGTAGAATCATTTGCTACAGCCGGAACATTTGATATGGCTTTAGCTACGGATTTATTAACAGACGCTCAATCAGCTTTAGGTTTGACTGTAAAAGATTCTGAACAGAATATGAAAAACATGGCTCGTATATCAGATGTGCTAGTAAAAGCTAATGTTTTAGCAAATGCTTCAGTAGAACAATTTTCAACTGCTCTTACTAGTAAAGCTGCAACAGCCATGAAGTCCTTTAATATAGAACTCGAAGAAGGAGTATCTATTTTAGCTGCTTATGCTGATCAGGGGATCAAGGCCCAATTAGCTGGTAGTATGTTTGATCGTATGTTAAGATTATTGCTTAAAAGTATAAATGATAATAAAGAGGTTTGGGACAAATTTAATATAAGAACAACTGATGCTATGGGAAATCTAGTTCCATTGGCTGATATAATTGAGGACTTGACTGAAAGAACAAAGGGTATGGGAGCGGCTCAGAAAACCGCTATGTTGGATATGCTTGGATTTGAAGCTCGAAGTCAGCAGGCAATTTTACCATTATTGGGATTATCTAATAAAATTCGTGATTATGAAAAAAATCTAAGGTCTGCAGGTGGAGTGACAGAAGATGTTGCAAATAAGATAAAAAAATCATTAAGCGCACAATTTAAAATTTTGTGGAATAATATTAAGAATGCTTCTATTGAATTGAGAAATGAGTTTAAGCCAATATTACTTGGTGTTTTAAGTCATATTCAAAAAGCAGTACAATGGTTTAGGGATTTAGATGTAAATACAAAAAAATGGATTGTTGCTTTGGCTGCAGTTGCTGCTATTTTAGGGCCATTAACTTTAGTTTTGTTTACATTTCTAAGTTTAGGAATTAAGATTCTTTCAATCTTAGTTGCTTTTGGACCAGCTATAATTGTATTTACTGTAATGGCAACAGCGATATGGGCTATTGTGGATGCTTTTACTAAAGCTGATTTGAAAATAATAAACTTTTTTAGAAATATCCGAATTGGAGGGACATCAGTAGGAGCATGGATGGATGCTCTTGGAACTTATATCTGGCAGACATGGGACTGGGCCATAAATAAATCTATATTGATTTGGGAAACTCTTTGGGTTTCTGTTAAAGAATTAGGAGCTAAAATAAAAAGAGTATTTCTTGCAATGGGACAATTCCTTGATGAGGTTTTTTGGATTGCTATTGGTTCAATTACTCGTGGATTAGCTTCCTTATTAAGAAACACTGCAGAAACTATGAGCCGTGTGAAGGGTATGAGTCAGAAAGTAGTAGACAGTATTATTGAAAGTGCTGCTAGTATGGAATTTAAAGTAAGTCAGGCAAGCACAAAGTCTGCTGCTAGTTATAAAAAAGCAATTGAAGATAGTCTTGATGAATCTGCAGCTAATTGGAAAAAGTATTATGAAAAAGTTACAAAGCTGGATGCAGAAAATGCAGCAAGAATGAAAAAATGGGCTGTTGCAAGACAATTAATATTTGGTACAGATGCTATGAAAGCTCAGGCTGTAGGTGGAGCAGGTGGAGCAGGTGTAGAAGGAACTGTTGCTGCTGCTGAACAGGTTAATATTGATCTTGAAAATGTATTACAACGACGAACTGATATGATGAATGAACAAGCTAGAAAACAAATTGAAATTGAAAGACAAAAGAATGAGGTCATAGTTACAGGTGTTGGAGCATTGTTTGGTGCTATGGCCCAAATTGCTCAGATAGGTGGAAAGAAAACATTTAAAATTTATAAATCTTTAGCATTAGCAGAAGCGGGAATTGCAGCTTATTCAGCTTTCAATAAAGCTCTTGCTTCTCCACCCGGGCCTCCAGCTACTTATCCGGTTGCAGCTGCAGCACTGGCTATTGGTCTTTTAAGAGTACGTCAGATTGCAATGATGAAACCTGGTGGAGGATTCTCCGGGGGTGGAGGCGGTGGTGGAAGAGGAGTTACTGCTTCTCCAAAAGCAAGTACACCACCTGAAGAAATTAGTACTCAAGCAACTGATAGACCACGAGATCGTTATACAATTATTATTGAAAATGTTAATGGAACTGCAGATGATGAATTTGCAGACAAATTAGCTGAATCTCTTATGAATCGTAGTGTGGATGGTCGGGAATATGGTTTTGAAACAACAAGTAGATAGGATTTAATATGCCTTATGATCTTCCTTTTATATTATATAATAATGAATTAGAGAATGGAGTACTGAGTGTCACTTCTGAAGAGGCAAGTTTTCCAAAAGAAAATATGATTGATTGGTTGGATTGGACTTATTGGAAAGCTACTACTGGTTTAGATCAAAACATTGATGTAGATAAAGGCGCGCCAGGAGTTGAAGTAGATACTTTAGCTATTTTGGCTCACAATATCGGTACTGGTGGGAATTCTTTAGGAGCAACCATAACTGTTTATGAAGATGATAATGATTCATTTTCCTCTGCTACAACATTAGGAACAATATCACCTACAGATGATAATCCCTTTTATTTAGATTTAACACCAGGAACAGAAAGATATAATCGGATAAAAATTGAGAACATGGAAGATCCAGCTTTCATAGGTGTGATATGGCTTGGTAAGAAAATGGAAATGCCTGTTGGACCTGAATTTTCATTTGATCCTGATATGCAAGAAGTGGTATCTGAAAAATTTGTAAGTTATAGTGGAAGAATGGTTTCTTCTTCAGTGAAATATTCTGATAGAACTATGAATGTTCCTTTTAGAAGAATTGCTCAAAGTTTTATTGCTTCAGATTTATTACCTTTTCTTGAAGATCATTATGGACAGATGAAACCTTTCTTCTTTGTTCCTGATCCGGGGGATGTATTTGGAACTGGTAAAGTATATTATTTAGTTGCTCCAGATAATCCATCAATTGGGCTTCCAGTATATAATGATGATATTGGTTTTAGAGATTGGGAACTTGTAGCTCGTGGCGTGCGTCAAAGCACTTTTAGATAAGGGATAGAGATGGCTTGGGATGCTGACAAAGGAAAGGTAGGACAAAATTGGATTTATTATGTTGAAATCCTACCCAGAACTTGTAGTCTAGTTTATGGTGATTCTCCCTGTATAGCTTCAGGTGGTCAATGCGCTTATTCCTGGGCTACTTGTGAAGATGTAGCTAATTTTGATTTGAATACAACCACTTATAAATTTTCTAGTAAGTTTGGAGGAAAGGTATTTGAAGGAACTCAAATACAGCCTTCATTAACATCTATATCATCTATTCCAACTGAAATCAATCCAAATAAATCTATAACAATAAATGCTCGACTTGTATTAACTTTTGAAGATGTTGAAGATCCTCCACCATTTCATTCTGAAAAAGGGTCTGGAAAATTTTATCCATATAGGAAGGGAACCTTTTGGCGTATATTTACTCGTATATATCGGGAGAGTTATAAGTATTGTACATTAAAATTATATGAAGGGCTTCCAAGTTATACTTCATTGAATGATTTTAGTTTGAGACGGGAACTTAAAATAAATAATATTGAGTTTTCTAAAGGTGGGAAAGTCAGAGTCACAGCAACTGATAAAACACGACTCACTAAAGCTCTTAAAATTCCTAATGCAATTAGCTCTTCTAATGTACTTACTCAAGAAGCCACTGCGGGTGATGCTGTTATTTTTGTTGCT